TCACACATCATACGCTGATACGTGGGAAGCGATGCATGCGGGATGCGCTCGCGTCCATTGCCTTGCGTTGGCTTGTGTTCAAATGCATGCGCTGTGCATTCATGCTGCACAGTGTGTAGTGAATGCATGCGTGCGTGATGTGTGCGTGAATGAATGCGTACGTGCGAGCGCTAGTCCCCCGGTCAATCCCAAACGCACGCGAACGCGAAGCACCCGCGCACGTGAGATGAGCGCTCTCACAAGCCCCGCCGTATATGTAATAGGATAAAAACCAAACGCCGTATGAGTATAGTACTCTAGACTATACCAGCGTTGTATATAGTACATAAAAAGAGCACCCACTACTAGTACTAGTACATGCCTCGTGTACTTATACACCTCTGGTGAGTATAAGCTGCATGCGTAGTAGGTAGTAGTGAGTGCTAAGTTACCATGTCGTGTCATTACAACACAACGTATATAGTATAGCACATCTGTATGTACACGCAAGTCATGAGTACGAGTGGACGCAGTACCGGGCGCTACCGCGCCCGCTTCCATGTAGGGTTACACAATGTGTAAGTAGTATCAGCAATGCAAACTAAGCTATTGACTTTTCGATTGATTTATGCTAGGCGGGATATGATCACTACTACGTATAGTTACTATACAACTACGGAGATACAACATGCCGTCATGGTCAGGATTATGGGACAACGTACACGGTGCACCGCATGCACTCATTCAGCAAGCTACCGCGACGATGCGTAGCATTGCTCGCCTTACGAACTCTGTAGGTGGACAGCACTTCGGTGAAGTAGCTCGCGCACTTGCTAATGGCGTTGGTGCGAACACTGATCTGAGCATCAAGCAAGTTGCAGCAGTGCAAGCTGATGGCATGAACCTCGGTGGTCAGCGTCCTATCGCTACATACGCTGTAGTACCACTACACGCTACAACTATCACAGAGAAAGAAGCGTTCCAATCACAGATGACACCTACATGGGCACCTAGTCCGTATCCTGTTGACAAGTCAGGCAACGGCGGTGGCGGCAAGGTAGGGACAATCAACTGACATGCAACTTCCTCCTGAAGCTATGCAAGCACTACAACAGCAACAAGCTGGTGGTGCTGATATCACAGGCATCCTCGCACAACTTGCACAGATGTCACCTGAAGAAGTCAGTGCAGCGCTTGCACAGTTAGGAGTACAAGTTGATCCTGAGCAGTTACAAGAAGCTGCAAGTGATTGGGTAGAGCAGTCTGCAGATAAAGCTAGCGGCGATGCTGAGGACGGCGAGCAATCAGCAGACGCTGCGGCGGAAGGTGCTAGTGACGAAGCCCCGGTCAGTGACGCTACACCTTCCGCCCCTCCTACAGCAGACGATGAAGCAACGACAGCAGCAGATGCAGAACAATCCGAAGCAATGGAAGCACAAGCGCAAGCCTCACCCGCAGAGGCAGCGATGGCAGCAGCAAGTAGTGGTGGAGGTGGTAGTATGCCTAGCAATCGCATGCCTAGTGGCGGTGGTGGTGGTAGGATGCCTCCTATGGACGATCTGGTTAGTGCCCAATTGATGCAAGGCGCTGCTGGTAGTCCTAATGCACCTGTACCACAAGTAGCCGGTGCGCAGAACTTCACACGCATGCGAGTACCCGGTGGTCTACCACGTTCACAGTCAGGCGCTGCAAGTGGTAGCCCTGAGATGAAAGACATGATTGCTAACTTGTACAGACAAATCAGTGCGCAGAGTAATACACGCGCGGGCATCCCTACAGGCCCACGCACAGGTGCACCTGCACAACAGCGGCGTAGTAGGAAGTCCTATGTCTGATCTACCGCTTGCAAATGGTTTGGTCATCGACACAAAGACAGGTCAGGCGATACTCCCAAGTACGTCGCCTGATGCTGTTATTCAACAACAGACGAAGAAACATCATCAATCAACTCAAGCAGCAACTGTACGAGGCCGTGACCGTAGTAATCGTGCTGTGCGCCGTGGTCTTATTGACCTTCCTGCAGATAGTAAGGCTATTACGACTGCTGGTGTTGTATGGTTATACTTCAACCTCGGGATCAACGACGCAGAGATAGCCGATGCTACCGGATTGAAGATTTCACAAGTAGATATGATCAAAGGTCTACAACTATTCAACCAACTCGATCAACTGATCAAACAGAACATGGCGGCGCTTACTGCTGATGATGTACAGAAGCGCATTGACAACCTCGCCGGTGATGCGCTTACTAAGTTAGAAGAACTAGTAGACGATCCTGATACTAGACCTGCTACTAGGTCACGCGTGTTGATGAACTTCCTAGATCGCGGCGGCTATTCTCCTAAACAAGTACTAGAACACCGCCACTCACTTGAAGGTGGTCTAACTATCCGCCACATACGCGAAGTAGCACAACCTAAACACATGCCAACAATCGACGTTGATGCTAAGGACATAACATCGCAAGTCATCAAGGAGGAATAACGTGGCAATAGTCCCTAACAAAGACGGACAAGGCATCAGCGCTAACGGTCATCTTACAGGTCCGGTAGATGTCAGCTACTGTGTACCTACTACGTTCGCTGCGGGCGTTCCGTCAACCGTTGGCTACGCAAGCGAACTACGTGCTGACAGCGCGACCGGCGACGTGTATCGTAACATCGGTGGTAATAAGTGGATTGATGTATAAGTGGCACGTACTAAAACTATACACATTGCCGAACGTCCTGAGTTGTTGCTGAAAGAGGGCAGCTTACAGGATCGCTTTCTCGCGTCTACTGCTAAAGTGCAGGTGTACGGTGGAGGCTTTGGCAATGGTAAGACTACAGCAGCAGTCATCAAAGCGTTACAGCTTGCAGACAAGTATCCGGGCAGTACAGGTCTTATTGCTCGTAGTACTTATCCTAAGCTCAATGACACTATACGCAAAGAGTTCCTCAAGTGGTGTCCCCCTAAGTGGATTGTGTCCTTCTCTACAGGACAAAACGGAGACAACATCTGTCATCTTAAAAATGGTACATCCATCTACTTCAGATACATTGCACAGCAGGGAACTAAAACAGAAAGCAGCAGCAGCAACCTACTTTCAGCTACGTTTGATTGGGTCATCGTTGATCAAGTTGAAGACCCTGAAATTACTCACAAAGATTTCCTCGACTTGTTTGGACGATTGCGCGGTAGAGCTAGATACGTTGGTGAAGATGCTAGAATGCCCGTTACAGGTCCACGATGGATGATGTTGACATGCAATCCTACAGGCAATTGGGTATACACTAAATTAGTACGCCCACTGCAGATGTACTTAGCATCAGGCATCATCACTGAAGAACTCATATGCGTACGTGACGTAGATCGTAAGCCAGTACTAGGTGAAGACGGCAAGCCGCAGCTACTGATAGAAGTAGTCGAAGGCAGTACATACGAACTACGCCACGTACATGAAGCTGAAGGTGGCGACTTCATTCAAACACTCGAAACTATGTATAGCGGTCAACAACGCGACCGCTTCTTGCTAGGAAGGTGGGTTGCATATGAAGGTCTTGTATACCCTCAGTTCGACAACTCAGTGCACCTGCTGCAAGAGGGAGACATCCACGCTCAACTTGACGCATATTATGAAACGCACTATCAGCCCAACTGGATTGAAGCATACGATTATGGGCAAGCTCAACCATCCTGCTACACACTCGCATACGTCACACCCGAACAACACGTCATCATCTGCGACGGCTTCTATCGCAAAGAAATGTCACTAGACGAACAGGTGATGAAGATTAAACAGATACGTGGTGAGTGGGATGTTGAAGTAGACGACATGCACAAGATACTAGCTGACCCTAGCATCTTCGGTAGACGTACAGTCAACAAGCGCACCGTTGGTAAGACTATCGCTGACATGTTCAAGGATGAAGGCATCCTGATGAAGCGAGGCAACAATGACATTAACAATGGTGTCGCTAAAGTCGGTAGTTACCTCAACATCAGTGATCGTCTGTTGCACCCTATTAAGCGTGCTGCTGGTTCACCTCGTCTTTTTGTTAACGCTAAACTAGACTGGTGGACAGATGAAGTCACTGGATACTTCTGGCAACAGTCAACAAGCGGCGAGCGAATTGACAAACCTGTTGATCGCAACGATCATGCTATGGACAACGTACGTTATTTACTTAGCGACATGCCTGACATTGGTAAGTATAATACTCCTGCTGACCAACGTGTTCCTTCATGGATGTTGTGGCAAGAGCGTGATCGTGAACTAGAGAAACCTCGGGGGCATCGGTATGGCTGACGAATACGAAGCGGGCGAAGAATACAACAGAACAGCACGCCCTGCTGAAGACACAGACGGCATGGCTTTCAACAGCTATGACGGCATCATGAATAGTGATAAGCCACCTGCTGATGATGCTCCTATCTACCGCATGATAGGTGAGAGCAAGATACCTGTCAGCAAACACCGTGGCCCGTTGTGGCGCTCGCGCTATGATCAAGGTCGTAGCGCTATGAGCAAGAACACCGACGCATGGAATGAAGCATACAGATATTATAGACATGACCACACACGTCAAGGCGCGTCATCACGTCATGAGGAAAGCGGTGGTACAGAGGGTAAGCCGCTTGCAGGTACATTCGATAGCACAGAGAACCTTGTATTCGCTAACGTCAGCGCACTCGTACCGCTACTCTTCACAAAAAATCCTGATGCGGAATTTACTTGTGAGGACAAAGAGGACCAGCAACGGGCAAGAGTTGTTGAGAAGCTGGTTAACACGTTGGCAAGCAAGAAGACCACACCGGGTCTTAACCTCAAGCGCAAAGTGAAGCGCAATATAGTATCAACTTCACTCACCAACATCGGCTGGTTTGAAGTAGGTTACACACTGCGTGAGCAATCTAGCGAAGCTGCACTTGAAGAGATACAACGCTTGTCAGCAGAGCTAGAGAAGGCGAAGTCACAGAAGGACATTAAGGAGACTGAAGGTAAGCTACTAGCGTTAGAAGAAACCATTGACATGCTCACACCATCAGGTCCGTGGGTGAAAGTGCGTAGACCAGATCAAGTCATTGTCGATCCTACAGCTACTGACTTAGACCTATCAGGTCCGTGCAATTGGATAATGGTTGAAGACCTCATGTACACTGCCCTACTGCGTGCGCGCTACGGGCGTAAGAAGCCTGACAGCGACGAATGGGAGTCAGTGTTTTCACCTACTAATGTTATCAAAGCTGGTGTATCGCCAGATCAAGGTGAACGTGGTCAGACAGACAACTTCCAGCTATTCAGCTATAGCACTAGTGAGTATAGCAAGTACGGCTACTCCGATCAGCGCTCATTCCTAGCAGCGCAGATGACTAAAGTTTGCTATGTGTGGGATAAAGTCACACGGCGTGTCGAGTTGTATAACTGCAACGACTGGTGCTATCCTCTATGGGTTTGGGATGATCCATACAGTGTAGACCAGTTCTTCACCGTTGTACCGATGGAGTTTCATACCGATCCTATCTCGATGTACGCTAAAGGTGAAGTGACATATTACCTAGATCAACAGGATGATATTAACATCATCAACAATGAGTGGGCCAAGGTACGTAAGTTTGCAGCAGGTAAGGT